AAAATAACCTTATCCGCTTTGTTCCTACCTCATGGAAATATTCAACAGACGAATTGTTTTCAATATTCCCCGCTACCGGAAACCCTACGTCCGTACCTGATCGCGGGATGATATTCGTTACGGGATTATCGGGGTCGGTGTTGTCAATCGCAGAAGGAGATAAGTCGGTGACGCTCTCGACCGTGCCTGTGCCTGCTACAATGGCTACCGTCCATGCCGCCGCGCCTGTGGTGACTGATGTCGCGCGATACAGGATTGAGTTCGTTGTGTCCCAAATGAGTGAGCCTACTATGAATCCCTCTGTGTCGTCGTCGGTTGTGGTTGGCGCTCCGGCCTTCGTCCAAAAGCGTTTTTTGAGGGTTTGCAGGTCGATGAGGGAGAATGACTGAAAACTTGCGGAGTAGTCACCCCCGTATTGAATACTTCCTGAGCCTGTTGAACTGTTAAACGAGGCCGCCCCATTAGCAACCTCAATAGTAGTTGTTTCTCCCGTGTTGCTTGTCCTAACTAATGCGATAGTTCCATCTCCAATGAACAACGAAACATATCCACCTGATCCAATTGAATCGGAAAATTGTTGTATAATGTTGAGATCAACAATACTCCCATCAACCTCAATCGTTCCCGTCACCGGAAACCCTACATCCGTTCCGCTTCTCGGCATGATATTCGTCACAGGATTAGCGGGGTCTGTGTTGTCAATCGCAGAAGGCGAAAGGTCGGTGATGCCCTCGATGCCACCCGTTCCCGGATTGACGAGCGACAGCATGAGGATTGCGCGGGCAGCAGGTTCTACAATAACCATTACCGGACGCACAATAGCGGGCGGCGTGGTGGTCATCGCACCTGCGACCGAATCGCTTAAGTACATGATCGTTCCTGCAGGATGATTAGGCACACCCTCCGTCACTATCCCGCCCATCTTGTAATTGTAGGCGTCACCACCGAGTTTAGTAACGACACCGACAGCGTATGAATTGGAGAGGGTATTCGCCCGCGCCTTCGCGAAAGTGTTTGTGCCTGATACACGGATCACATCGCCGAGCGCGAAACCGTTACCCGGTTGATTGTTCTTTGAGATGTAGTATTCCACATCGCAGCACCCGCCGTCGATTGGAAAGAGTGACGTGGACGAACCCGCAGGCGCATAGTCAGCGGGAATGTCGCAGGCGTTCCAATCCCACGGAAGGACGAGGGTAAACGTCAGTCGCGCAATGCATACGCTGTTGAATGACTGCACCGCGCCGGTGTCGATGTTGGAAGATGTCACGAGCGCATCCTCGCCGAATAACACCGACCCGTTTTTCACTTCACTCAGCAGGTCGAGCGCGAGGCGAATAAGGTCGCTAATCGCCTCCACCTGATTGCCCGTCTTGTCGTCGAAGTCGCGCGGCAGGTCAGCAAACACTACCTCAAAGTTATACGTCACCTGTCCCGCGTCCGGTGTGATTGCCGGATGGACAACGTGCATGAGCGGCCATGTGCCGTCCGATGCGTCAAAGTCCGTGGCCTCACCGACCGAATAACGCCGTATGACGTAATGACCATCCGCGAAAGCCTTTAGCCTCGCCTCAACGTCTTTGTAAGAGTAGCCGCTGATGCTCATTGTATTCTCGTAGGTATGTTAAATGCTGAAATATCTCGTTGGCGTTGCGCCTCAAAACTACATCGAAACGAGTGATGTCGCGACCCGATAATTCCTGAACTATGTGATACCATCCCCATCTTTCCGTCATGGATTGGTCAGCAACTCCTCGTCTATCAATCTCAACGCTTCCTTCATCTCCGTAACCATCGTCCGGTTCATCGCTTCCGAATACCTGCGGGAAGCGCTCGCGAACTCGCGTGAGATGATCGAAAAAAAAAGCAGCACACCGTTGTACGTTTCCATCGACACCTCACCGAACAGGGGTGCGCGTTCCTTAGCCTTCTCGCTGTCGTAGTCCTCAATCGCGTACTTATCCCCGACCTTCATCGTGACCGGACGATACACAGCAGCCATCATCAGCGTGATGAGTTCCGCGCGTCCCTTCCCGATTTGTTCAGCAAGGCCGGTGATGTCGATATGTTCCTGGAAGGTAATCGCGTCGAGCGAGGGGATGAACCCGTAATCCTTCCCGCCTATCTTCAGGATGCGTTCATGCTTCGCGGTGTCGGTGGTGATAAGGTCGTGGAAGGTCTGCACGATGAACTGAACGGACTTAGCCTCGATGCCCCCTGCGAGCTTGCGCGTTAATCCGGTCGCAGCCATGACGCGCTCAATGTCTGTCCGCGCGGTCTTGAATGCCACGAACTGATCAATCGTAACGTCAGCGAATAGCGAGGGGATTTCGACCTTCATACGCCCTGCGGGATTATGATTTGAATAGGCCCGCCGTCTGCGCCGGAAATCTCCGTGCGCTCAATGTACCCGCGCTTCTTTCCTTTGGTCTTCAGGTAGAAGATAACGGCAGAAGGGACGGGGGAATCCTTGACCTGTTGGATGCCCTCGTCAGTCAGGACCTCCTTCATAGGTCCGTCGATGAGTTCATGGAGTTTGGATTCAGCGAAGTCAATCACGCTCTCATCAATCTCCTCAACCGCCTCCTTATACTCAGGGTCATTGTTCATCCACAGATAGTGCGCTCCACGTGAAATACCCACAGCCTCGCATGATTTCGATACGATTCCGAGGTTGGCCTTCAGTGCTTTAAGCATTGCCTTTTTCTGCGTGTTCATACCCGTTCAGTGTTTTCAGGTTTCTTTTTCACGGTCAATCGCAGCTTTTCAATCGCATCCTTAACGCATGACGAGCACGTTTTGACCTCGTGTTTCAATCCTGTAATATCAGTGATTTCGCGATACAGGCGTTTGAGTTCGTCGGGCTGCAAATAACCCTTACCAAGTAACGATGTCGTCCACTCCTCCAACTCCGCGCGTTTCTGCTCAGTGATCTTATACGCACCCCATTTTTCAAGCGGGCAGGATTCCCAGATCAGTTTGGCCTTGAACTTCACCACACACCCGCACAGGCGTTTCTTCGACCGGTGTTTTGTGATGGTGTTTTCAGCAGGTACTTTCCCGCCAATAATCAACGTGCCGCAACTCCCCGTCGATTTGACGAAGTGCGGGCAGGCGTTACAGGTGGATAGCCTTTCGCTGTATATGGCTGTCGGAACGGTGAACATTGCGTATAGTGTTGATGATGTATGATTTGCGGACGTAAAGGTATGAAACTGAAAGGCCACACGCAAGGGCGCACTCGCGGGCGTCAAATTCCGGTGACTGCATCGCCCTGAGCAGAGTCTGGTCGAACTCATCAAACAGGTGCGCATAGATTTCCAGGTCGTGCTGCTCCGGTGTGTCGCTGTCGTCATGCGGATCACCGGTCAGCCGGTCGGGTTTGTCGGTGCGAGTAGTGGATGTGAACTCGTTGGTGATGGCTGCCATGACATATGCGGGCAGGTCGTCCGGTGGGCAGAGGAGGGTATCGTTTTCGAGTATTCGGGTCAGGATATTATGGAGGTTATCTTCCGCATCTTGAATGTCGCCGCACACTTTAACGCTGAATCTCAGCCATTTACCATAGTTCTTTGCGATGACGTTATTCAGAGTCATTCTAAATTTCAATCTTTTTTATGCAAAAATTTGCATATGCAGAAATTTGATATATCTTTGACCTCGTTAACCACAACACAAAACTACAACAAAATGTCAATCAAACGCCATTTCAAAGTATTCAAAGAAGGTGTAACCGACAACTGGATTACTATTGCGAGCAACAACGGACACAATGCTGACGGCACACTGTTCGATGAAACGGCAAAACGCGCCAAGTACATTTCACTCGGCTATCAAGTTCAAGATATTTAACCCGCTCCCAACCTCCCGCCGCCCCGCCTGATCCGTCAGCGCGGGGATTTGGCGGTAAAAACCAACACACAATGTCAAACGTATTCAACATCATCGACGAACTATCCGCACAGGAGAGACTGCACGAGCGTTCACTCGACATCATCTACCGCCTCAAAAAGCGAGCATGGAAGAAAGATAAACTGACCGACGAGGCGCAATCGCTAAAGGGTGCGATGCATCGTGAAATGACCCTGCGCCGCCTGTCCCTCAACAATGCCTTTGCGGATATGCTATATGAGGGCTATGTTAATTCACTGACCAAAATCGTTGAACCATGAAACGAAAATACATCTGCGTCCAATCATCCTACACGCCGGAAGGATGGAAGTCATCCACATTCAACGACCTCGCCACGCGCCACGCCGGACGGAATGCTGAATCATTCTTCAGCCGCATGGTAAGCGCGGTCAACGAACTCAAACGAAATCTCTAATCCCCAATAACACAATGAAAATTGTAGCATCAAACACAGGCGGCACGACCTATGAACCCGTACCCGCCGGAACTTACATCGCCCGCTGCTTCTCGATGGTTCACATCGGGACGGTTATGGAAACCTTCCAAGGCGAATCCAAACTTCAGAACAAGGTGCGCCTCACATGGGAGTTGCCCCTTGAACTGAAGGTATTCAACGAGGATCGCGGCGAGCAGCCCTACACACTTGGAAAGGAATTCACCCTGTCACTGAATGAAAAGGCGACCCTGCGTAAGTTCCTCGAATCATGGCGCGGCAAGGCATTCACCGAGGACGAGGCCAAGTCGTTTGACATTACGGTGCTTCTCGGCAAGCCGTGTATGCTGAACGTCATCCACAAGGTAAATCAAAAGAAAGGAACATCGTATGCAGAGATCGCCTCAGTGTCGCCAATGATGAAGGGGATGCAGTGTCCGGATCAGATCAGCGATACTTTCATCTTCGGGTATGATCCTTACGATCAGTGGCGTTTCGATGCGCTGCCCGACTACCTGAAGGACAAGGTGCGCGGGTCAATCGAATATCAGGCCGCGATGACGCCTAACCACACTCAGGCCGCGCCCGCACCTGAAGAAACAGCGGACGACCTTCCATTCTAAAAATACAGGAGCGCGGGTCGGTCGTCAGGTTAGAACCCGAAAGCGACCGCCGCGCCCTTTTCCAAAACCAAAGATACATGAAAGCAAGTGAAGCATTCAAAGACCTTCCCGCAACGCCGGAGCAGGTCGCGGAATTTAGCCGCCAAATCATTGACGAACTCAACGCCGGCGAACTCGACGCGCTGAAGTTCAAAATCTTCCTCAGAGGCATCGAGGTATTCATGGACAACATCAAACCCACACTGGATGAACTCGCCCGCGAGGAGGCCGAAAAGTACGGCGAAAAGTCATTCAGCCTCATGGGCGCGAAGGTCGAACTGCGCGAAGTCGGCACACGCTACGATTACTCAAAGTGCGGGTACTCGAAACTTCAGCACGTTACCACCGAATTGAAAACGTGGGAGGATCAGAAAAAGCAATGTGAGAAGTTCCTTCAGGCGTTGTCCGGAAAGACTACCGTTGTGAATGACGTGACCGGCGAAATCGAGGACGTTTACCCGCCCGTTAAATCGAGCAAGTCAAGCGTTGTGATTACGCTGGGAGGTGCGAAATGAAACGCCCCACCTTCAAGTCTTTCGTGCTGACCGAATACGGCACGATCAGCGAATTTTCCCGCAAGACGGGCGTCAGCATCAACACCGCCCGCGCGTACATCAGGCGTCCAGGCGTGATGCAAATGAGAATCATCAACCTGATTTCTGAACACACCGGAAAGGATGTGTGCGAAATCATTGAACTTACAAGGGCATGAGCGAATACACTATCCTCGACCACATCTCAACCACGCAGGGAGTGCGCGACATTACCCGCTTCGACGAGGTGACGCAACTTGTGATTGAAACGACTGCGAGGCACTATCAATTAAGTCACGAACAACTGCACTCAGACACGCGCATCAGACCAATACCTGAGGCGCGGCACTTCGTGTTCTGGGCGATGCTTATTCCTCGCAAACACACAAGTCTGCAAACTTGGTATCGATGGAAGCTGTCTATTGTCGGCGACATCTTCAGGCAGGATCATGCCACGGCGATGCACGGCGATAAGGTAATCACGGGCAACGCGCAGACATCGCGCGATAAGTACGACCTGTATGAATCCATCTGCCGTGACCTGTTCCATCACGGTTATCCGGACGCGCTGAAGAAGCTGCAAAATATTAAACGCATGCACGTGAATAATTCCGTGTGGAAGTAACCGGATTTTGATTATGTTTGCAGTGACTACCCGTATGAAATTGAATACTCACGCCCTCAGTCGCATTGCCGTAAATCCCTTTCGGGAGCGGGTAGTCCTTTGCGTACTGGGGGCTTTAATTTTTTAAGCCATGACAATTACATTGACTTTTGAGCCACGGCTTCACGACAGCTTGAAGTTTGAAGTTAATCCTGAAAACTCTCGCGTGTGGATTACTCAAGAAAACGAGGATTTGAACGATCCTTATTACGCTGAATGCACGATTGAGGATTTGGAAAAACTTTGCAATGACCTCAATCGCATGATTGAAGTTTCAAAATCTTTGCAAAATGGCTAAAGACCCCGCGTTCCTTTTTTATCCAGGCGATTACCTGCGGGACACACAATGCCTGTCACCTGCCGCGCAGGTTGCTTACGACCGTATCATGTGTGAACATATGAGAAACATATGTATTTCACACGCGCAACTAAAATTCTTCACGAAACGGCTGACGGATGACGAGCGAGAGGAAGTAATGGCAGTTTTGAAAGAGGCTGACGGCTGTTTTCAAATCGAATGGGTGGCCGAAAGTATCTGTAAAAGAAAGGATTACAGCGAATCAAGACGTAAAAACAGAACGTCAAAACCTAAGAATGATGTGTCACACATATCTTCTACATATGATAATCATATGGAAAATGAAAATGAAATTGTAAATGAAGATGAAGTTGTAACTGAAAAAGGTATCGCGCGAATTGAAAAAAATCAAACCGCAATCGCACCGCGCAACGTGCCGCACGAAACCATCCATGCTTACTTTTCGGAAATCGGATTCCCGAATGAGGCTGCGAAGTTCATTGATTACTACGCCGCCAACGGATGGAAGGTAGGGCGAAACGCGATGAAGGACTGGCAGGCGACCGCCCGCAACTGGTGTCGCAGGGCGCAGCCGGAAGCGGGGAAGCAAATGCTCAACCGCAAACAGACGATGAATGACGCGCGGGAAATCTTCAACGAGGCCGCCGCATTGATTGACGCAAACAGAAATCAAAACCCATAACACAATGAAAACGGTAAGAGAATGGTTAAATGAGTTGCCGGAGGAAATTCGGGAACGGGCGATTAGGAATGCGGAAGCGAGCGGCTGGGTTAATGCAGGATGTATGAGAGCAGGAGACGCAATAGGGTGTGCTTTTCATTGGAAGGGCTCACCCGAAGGAGAGCTTTTTTGGAATGAATGGAGCGATTGGCTTTACGACCCCACCCAACCCAAACCGACAATCAAACCCGCAGATGAGGTTGTGACTGAAGAACAGGTGCAGCGTGTAGGCGTTCGCACTGAATACTACGAAGGGGCGAAATATGTTGCGCCACTCTCCCGCCGTGACCAGTTCGCAATGGCGGCGATGCAGGGGATTATTGCAAAAGGTCAAATTTGGCAGGGTGAAGTAGCCCCATTAGCCGTTAAATACGCCGACGCACTGATTCAAGAACTCGACAAACCGAAGCCATGAACCCACTTTACCAACGCATCTATGCCGCCTCGCAGGGTGATCCCGTTTCGCTATGCGACTCTGAAAAGTTCGTGCAGACGATCACGCGCTGCGCGACTATGACCGGACAACTCATGCCCCCTCCTCATTCCATCGCACTCATGCACGGCGTCATCACCGACCTGTTCATGTGGGCGACCTGTGAAGATATTGAACTGGCTGTCAAGCTGAATTTCACGGGGAATTTGCCTGCTAAGGTGCAGCCATTTGGTGAGTTCTCAACGGCCTACCTGTCCGACATCCTGAAGATGTATGAGCCTGAACGCGGGAAGGCGATCATCACTTACCGCCAAATCAATGAACGCATAGACGCCTCACGTCAACTCGCCCCGCCGGTTGTCACCGACGACCAATGGCGCGAGATGATGGATGAGGACAACAAACGCAAACGCGCGGGAACTTCGATGTGGAGGTACTGTGCCACGCGGATGGTCAAGTGGTTGGAAGATACCGGACAGCTCACTGATGCCACGTTCACCAAAGACGAGTGGCGCACGTTCAACGCCAATGCGCGGGCTGTTGTGATGCAGCGCCGGAAGATAGGCCCAAATGCCGTTGAGCGGATGAGTAGCACTGAGCGGGCGCGGTTCGATCAGGAGTGCTTGGACGAGAAGAAGGCACTTGTGTACGGGGTAATGCTCGACCGGATGAAGGAGGTGGTGCGATGATTTCAGTCACCCAATACCGCACCCTCGCCAAACGCCCGCGCAAGGCATCGAGCAAGTTCCGCGACCGGCAAATGACCGCGCTCATTGACCACCTGACCGGACTCGGTTACGATGTCAAGACCGAACACAAATTTCATGCGGATCGCAAATGGAGGTTCGACATCGCTATCCCCTCGCTGAAGATTGCGATTGAATACGAGGGTGTTTATGGCGGCGGGAAGTCACGCCACACCACGAAGGGCGGGTACACCGGCGATTGCGATAAGTACAACGAGGCGCAGATACTCGGATGGCGGGTGCTGAGGTTCACCGCGCGGAACGTGAAGGGCGCGAAAGAAATGATTGGGAGGGCGGCGGGATGAGAGTACTTGTTGCCTGTGAATACAGCGGAGTGGTGCGCGATGCATTCCGCGCTCTTGGTCACGATGCGATGAGTTGCGACCTGCTGCCTACTGATGTGCCTGGTCCGCACTATCAAGGTGATGTATTTGATGTCATCGGTGATGGATGGGATTTGATGGTAGCGCATCCGCCATGCACGAGGCTATGTAATAGCGGGGTGTGTTGGCTCGAAAAAAGAAACCTTTGGGATGATATGAAGCAGGGCGCAGCGTTTTT